AAGATTGATCCTTTAGGTATGTGTTTTGAATGTAGCTAAATTCTGATTTATCATCGCCACCTTCCTTGTAATACCAATGATATTTTTGAAGTTTTTTATAAAAATTTGATGTACCAGTTAATAGCGGTTCAAAAAATCTTAGGTTACATTCGTTACATTCATATAGATTAATATCAACACCAATATTCATCAAGTCATCAGTAACATCGACCCCGTCCTCACCGTTCTCAGAAAACAACGGATCGTTTTTATAAGCATCAATAATAGTGTTCTTTGTAAAAACATGATGTACATTAACGTCAGTGTTTTTGCATAATGGACAGTTCATTTATATTACCAAAGATCGTTTTTAGCAGGCTTGAACTCATTGAGTGGCTTTGGCAACGTTTGTTTAAATCCATGTTTCTTCAAAACATAAATCATAAATGTAGTGCCATAAGAGTCTTGATGCTTGCCATTTTTGGTCATGTCTAAACGTTTTGGTCGCAAATCTTCTTCACCAACTTCTGGCTCTTTATACACTTTGTCATACCAATTGTTATAAGCACGATCTAATTTAAGCCAAAATTTGTTAAGACCTTTTTGTCCAGTGAATTCACATTCAAATGTATTCCAAAAGATAGTGGTCATGTCTTCAATAAATTTGTCATCAACTATAACGCTGGGGTCTTCGTTACAAGCACGAAAGAAATTGTTGAGCATAATAAGCTCTTTAGACTCAACATATCGATTTTCAAACTTTTTACGCTCAATCCAATAACTACAAAACTTGTTCACAATTTCAAAATCTTCATCAATAATTGCGGCTACTTGTGTAATAGCACCATCATCGGTTGTGTTTTGATATGCAGTACTTGTTAGAAACAAATCAGCTGCCTCTAAAAGACGTTGTTTTAATTCTGCACGACGCCAATCAAGATTATTAGAATCGTCCATTCGAACACCAAATACCTTTTGGCTATACAAGTCAAGTGGATCTAAATTTTTCTTGCCGCCGCCTTTGCTTTCTTCAGTGTTCAAAATAATAAAGTTCTCACGAATTTCTGCTTTGTTATTTGTAGGACTAATAACAACAGGGATTTCCACGGTGCTTGCAGACTCCTCAAAAATCATGCAATAGATAATATATAATACAATCGTAGTATGTTGACCGTCCCAAGCAATCAAACAATCTGGAAGTTCAGGATCTTGATATACATTAATTGCTAGTACACGAGTTGCGCTATAATTACGCAAAATATTCAAAACGTGATCCCAGTCTAAAGGACGATTCATAGTGTCATCAATTCGAACACTACTCAGTTTGGCAGGATAGGCTCTTGCCAACTTCATATTATCTCGAGTGAGATTAGGGTTTGACTTTTTAAAATCTTTAATCACATTAAGTAGTTCAGTCATTGCGCCCGGGACTGCTTTGCAATATTCGTCAATACGAGCTTTGGCATTGACAAACACGCTGGCATTAGTGTTGTATCGAGCGTTCCAAACTTCTGCTGGAGTTAGTTTTTTAACGATAGAACCGGGAAGAGAATTTTGAGCACTCATATTAATCCTTTAAAGTACGAGCATTGTCATTAAAAGTTTCGTCATTCGCTAGTGGTTGCAGTCGATGTATCAACGCACCTTCCATAGCAGTCAACTCAGTTTCCTTGTGTAGGATGATGTATTGTACAGTCCAATTTTCAGGAGTTAAATTGTAAGTTGAGTAATTTTCACGCAACCATTTCCAACCCTTAGTATCGTTAGTACCGTGTTTGAAGTCAGCTAATGCCTTCTCCCAATGCTTGCTTTGTCGAGCCCTCACCCAACCTTTGCCAACATATACGACTTTATCGCCCTCAGAGACAACATATACCCCGTTGTGTTTGGACGGGATACTTTTATATGTTTTGAATTGCTTGATAATAATTTCTGCTTGAATTCCAAAATGTGCAAGCTCATTATTGATTATTTGCTCTACCATTTTACAGCCTTTCTATTAACGCAACACACTTATTATAAACTCAATTATAATAATTGTCAAATGTTATCTAAGACTGTTTTGATGAATATTTTTTCTCTGTTGATTGTTTGGCTAGATTTCTTTTTAATTCATCAATGTACTCTGGTTCTACAAATGTAAATTCTTTTTCTTGGAATACCTGCCATTTGATAGGTTTCCAATATTTGGAGAATAAATTATTAACTACAACGATCATCATTGATACCACGATGATTCCGATTGAAAAAAGAATTGATCCGATTAAAAAGTTTACTGCAGGTTGAATGTCCAATTTATGTTTTCCTTTTTTGTTTATTGCCTATTTGCTGATTTTGAAAATCGCATAATTTATGATAACCCATATTATAACAGGCACAATGCTTACCTAAAATCCATCGAGCTAGACTAAGTCGCAATTTAGTTATCATTTCTTTTTCTTAGCCTTCATGGCTGCTACTGGGCTGCGATATGTCTGTGAAAAATCATATTCATCGCTCACTGAATTATCATCGAACTGAATGTCGTCAAGCTCTTTACGAAGTTTAATTTCGTCAATCGCTGCTCGAAGAGCTGTTTCTACAAATTCATTAAATGTCATATCACGCTCATGAGCCATTTTCATATACTGAAGAAGCTCTTGGTCTGAAAAGTCAACAGGGACTTTGACTCTGTCGTCATATTCTTCACCTGCTATAACAGCAGATATTTTTTCTAAAATATCTTCAACTACTTCCAAATCAATAAATTTACTATCATCTAAAGATTCAGTTGGGTCTATTTCTCTGTCACGACTTTCATCTATAAATGCTTCTTTATAATCTGGATGTTGCCAACGATATTCTCTGTGATTTTGATAATCCCAAAGTTCGATAGCATAGACAAATTGATTTTGACTATCAAAAATCGCGCTAATTGAATAGTGGTCTTCCTTGTAAGAATCCAAATACCTAGCGTTGGGTCCGTAACAGTTCCAGCCGTAATCACTACCTTCAGTGATTTTAAATTCGATAGCTTCTAGAAATTGTTTTAGAGTAATCATGATTTGCTTGTTTAAGTTTTAACATCAGTTAGTATACACAAATTCAAACATAATGTCAAAGATATATCAATCAAATTTGATCAATTAGCTTCACAATCCACCCATTTCAAATTATTATATCGATCATAGAGCCAAGTGCCCTTTGGTAAAAAGCATTTACCTAATTCTGGATTGTTTTCAACACGTATTTGAACCACGGCCCAAATTAACCAAACTAGATATGATACTACTATGACACTTATGCTCCAACATAATATCTTATACTGTATACGCTTTTTACGTCTAGCCTTTGTTTTAGTTTGTTCGGCTTGTCTGCGCATTTCCATAGCAATAGCACCTGCTTGCTCCTTGCCTACCTTTTTCATCATTTCTTCTACATCAGTCCATAATGCTCCTAGTTCTGGAGGACTTTGATAGACCATGATCTCACGCAGTTCTTGGCTCATGTGTTCTAGCTGTTTTTTCAGTAGCACACGTTGTAGAGCACGTTTGCCTAGACTATCTTCGCCATGGTAAACTTCGTATTTGCTACGGCGTTCTTCTTCTTCAAATACTGCTAGACATTTGTAGTAGTTGTCAAAATATGTGCCTAGCTGTTGGCCGATTTCTGTATAGATATTAGTTGTGTCGCCGGATTTTTTGTTCAGTTCAATTACACGATTTCTCTCAGTAACATACTGATTTTTTTCAGCGACAGTGGGTGATCGATCTCGAAATTTGTTATTGAACTGGTCGTCAAGGTCTTTGAGAACATCTTTAACGTCCCCTGCCGCTCCTTTGATATCCTTGTAAAGTTTGCATCCTTCTTTTACAAGTTTGACTGCCCCGTTGGCTAGGGCAAACAGCGTTAATGGATCCATCTTCGCTCCCGATCCCACTGTTGTATTTACAAGTTAGTCATAAAAATGGCTACCGAAGTAGCCATTGCTATTTTTGGTTACAAGGCATAACTGCCCCGGAGGTTAGGCTGCTAGAGCGTAGACCTCGTCATTAGCTGCGTTTGCAGTTATAGATTTGCTTGATTTACGGTCATCGCCTACCGTGCTGTCCACTCTGTTACTCTTTGCCCTGTCGAAACCTAGTCCGGCCCATCATAAAAAGACTACTTGATGTATTTGTTAATAATCTTAATGCCAAGATATGTAGTTAGTACAGTGAATATCATTTTATAAACTGTGATCCAATCTGTAGCACTATCTATTACTACTTTGATTGGTCCTGCTTCAATAGAATCTGCACTACTAATTCTTACATTACCATTGAAGAAGTGCCAGTTAATTAAATCAACAGCGTATTCATACATAAATGTTGATACCACTGCGATCAATATTCCTGTAGCAAACCCTCTCCAATACATCTAATCCCCTTATGGTGGACCGGGCGGGAATCGAACCCGCGTCCAGAACACTTTTCTCTTTGCTTCATACAGCAATACTTTTATAGTAAAATAAAAATCATTATTGTTACTATAATAACGAATCCGACTAAAAACCTTGTTAAATCATCATTCATATAAATCCTATCATTTATTTACACACTTTAACATCAAAAAAAGATTTAGTCAATAAATATTGATAACACACCTTAGGACCATTATGTTACGGTGTGTGCCCGGCTGCTGGGCTAGGAATGATAGTAGGAGTCGTGCCCGAGGGCATTCCTTAAAGTGAGCACCATTCTAGTTTATTATGAAAATTGCAATTTTTATTCATCAGCCAGTTTGCGCTGTTGATTCTGCTAATGGTATCATTAAATCTTTATCCCCACAGCATTCTTTTAAGTTATTTTCCCGAGATGAAGTTGAACCTACATTTTTTGATGATGTAGACTGCGTGTGTTTTCCAGGCGGGTTTGGAGATGCAGACAGGTTTGATAGACTACTAAAATGGAATTATAACAGTGTAAAAAACTTTGTTAATAACGGTGGAAAATATTTAGGCATATGCATGGGTGCTTATTGGGCTAGTAGACATTATTTTGATATATTAGATAAAGTAGAAGTTGAACAGTATATTAAAAGGCCCAATAGTTGCACACGAAGGCCCCACCCTAAAGCCATGTCTGTACAATGGTTAGATAATAATGAAAGGATGTACTTTTATGACGGTTGTGCTTTTGTTGGTGATAATATGGACGTTGTGGCTAGGTATAGCAACAACGATCCTATGGCGATTATACAAGGCAACATAGGACTAATTGGTTGCCATTTAGAAAGTGAACAATGGTGGTATGATAAAAAATATTTACAGCCACATTGGCATCAAGAGAGACATCATAAGTTTCTTTTAAATTTCGTTGATAGGTTAGTACAAAGATGATAGCTAAAATAATGATATGGTTATATATAATTTTCGTAGTACCACCTCTAGCAGTTATCATGGCAGGTCTTGCCTATGGCGGAGTCGTGGAAACAATCAAGTTAATTAAGAACGAACAGCCAAAATAAATACTTTTCAAGGAGGGGTAAGCCATGAAACAACGTAAATTGGTTCAAAAGGTGTATGAGGCTTGCTTCGACCACGATGCCGAGAAACTACAAGAACTTAAATTAAAAGAGTTCAAGAAAATCTTGAAACACAAGGCCGAAGGTAAACCATTTACACATAAATGGATTGTGGTTCAACTGTAATCGAATTGTAACTTTTCGATGACACATAGGGCGATAAATATTGCTATGCAAAAAACTTATCGCTCTATTTTTATTAGCGACGTGCATTTAGGCACACGTGACTGCAAAGCAGAACAGCTCAACAATTTTCTCAAACACAACACATGCGATATACTCTACATGGTAGGGGATATAATTGACGCATGGCGTATTCAGCAAAATAAATGGCGATGGAAACAAAGTCATACAAATGTAGTTCGTCGTGTCATGGGTCACGCTAAACGTGGCACCCGTGTTGTTTATGTAGCAGGTAATCACGACGAGTTTCTAAGACCGCTTATGCCTTACGGTATTAACTTTGGTAATATTGAAGTAGTTAATCAAATAGAACATATTGGTGTAGACACCAAACACTATCTCGTAGTACACGGTGATCTGTTTGATGGTATTACTAGACTGGCTCCGTGGATTAGTTTTCTGGGCGACAAGGCCTACGATTTTGTTCTTAATCTTAATAACAAGTTTAATTGGCTACGACATCGCATGGGATTTGGCTATTGGAGTTTAAGCAAATACCTTAAAGTCAAAGTCAAGAAGGCTGTAGACTTTATATTTCAATTTGAAAAGAATCTAGTGGCCTATTGTCGCAAGCGTGGCTTCGATGGTGTGATCTGTGGACACATACATCATGCAGAGATTAAAGATATAGATGGCATCATCTATATGAATGATGGCGATTGGGTTGAATCATGCACAGCACTTGTAGAACATCATGACGGTCGTTGGGAAATCGTAACATGGACTAAGGAGCGAGACGATGTGGTTGATGATATTGATAGCGGTACACATAAACAATCTTCAAGACGTACCAGGAAGAATAATGCTACAGTTTCAAACACAACAGCAATGTGAACAGATATTACAGACTATGACCTACTGGTTAAAATTTGAAAGTTTTAAGGTAGAAGGAAGATGTCAAAAAATAAATTAAGTGATTTAATAACTATAATTGTTCCTTGTAAGAACGAAGAACAATATATACATCGATTACTAGATGATTTAAGGTTCCAAGGACTTGTTGGTGCTAAGATCATCATAGCTGACTGTTCTACTGATCGTACTAGAGAAGTTATTCAACAACACGGTGCGGAATTGAATATAGAAATTATTGATGGTGGACCTGTAGCAGTAGCAAGAAATAGAGCCGCAAGACTGGTTACTACTCCATATATATTGTTTATAGATGCTGACGTTAAATTTTTCTCACATCAAACAATACAAGATGCTGTCGATGAACTAATACAATACGACCTTGATCTAGTAGGATTAAATGCTAGATGCTATGATGACAATGTTAGAGCACAGATAGGATTTAAGATTTTCAATATGATCAATCACATACTGAAATATTTCAGCCCATTTGCTGTGGGTGCGTTTATGCTAACCCGCAGAAGCAAGTTTGAAGAGTTTGGGGGTTTTCCAGAAAAGTTTTCAACCTCAGAAGATTTCTTCTTATCTAGAATGTACGATTCTAAGAAGTTTAAAATAGTCAATCATTATTTTGGACAGGATAGTCGTAGATTCAAGAAGATGGGATATTTTGGTATGGCATGGTATTTGGTTAAAAACTTTTTGAATCGTAACAATCAAGTATATTGGAATAAATTAGATCACAGTAAATATTGGAATTGAAAATGCTCGCCTCGCTGGTGGCGTAGAATAGGACAAATAACCAGTAAACCATTTTATAAATACTATTTTAAGGAATATGCCATGCGTACAGTTGCATTGGCGGCCCTATTCTGCTTAACTAGCTCTATAGTCCACGCCCAAGCGTTTGAAGCAAGAAAACCCATTCTCTGCGATAATATAAAAACATTGATAACGGGTCTAACAGAAAATTACAATGAAAAACCGGTATGGACAGCTAGAAATCCTGTAGATGATACTCGGTTTGCTTTATTTGTCAACAATAAAGAGGGAACTTGGACACTGTTACAGATGACCCAAGAAATTGCTTGTATCATTGGTGTTGGTCAGGAATCATCATTTATCAGTGATATTATCTAAATTGTTTTATTTGTAAAATAGCATATCTCTTACGCTGTGATGCAGTGCGGTAAATACTGTAGTTACAGAAAGGAGATCCAAATGGATAAACGCACACAGAGACAGCAAGCACTACAACAGGATTGGACCTTAAATCCTCGTTGGAATGGAGTAAAGAGACCATACACAGCAGAGGAAGTCGTTCGCTTACAAGGCTCAAGGACTTTCCCAAATCAGTTTGCTGTTGAACAATCAAAAAAACTATGGCGTATGCTTCTAGAAGAAGATTATGTTCATACACTAGGTGCCCTAACAGGCATGCAGGCTTTACAACAAGTCAAAGCAGGACTCAAAGCAATTTACTTATCAGGATGGCAGGTAGCCGCAGATGCTAATCTAGCCGGAGATATGTATCCAGATCAAAGTTTGTATCCAGCAGACTCAGTGCCTGCGGTAGTAAGAAAAATAAACAATACATTCGCTCGTGCAGATCAGATCGCCTGGAGCGAAGGCAAAGAACAAGACTTCTATGCACCCATTGTAGCGGATGCTGAAGCAGGTTTTGGTGGTGTATTAAATGCTTATGAACTAATGAAAGGGATGATAAATGCAGGAGCGGCCGGAGTACACTTCGAGGATCAACTTGCCTCCGCCAAGAAGTGTGGACATATGGGAGGAAAGGTCTTGGTACCTACAAAGGAAGCTGTCAACAAATTGGTTGCCGCTCGCCTTGCAGCTGACGTTATGGGTGTTCCTACCCTCGTTATTGCTCGCACTGATGCCGAAGCTGGTAATCTACTTACTAGTGATATTGATGATAATGATAGGCCTTTTCTCACTGGCGAACGCACTGTGGAAGGCTTCCACAGAACAAGAAACGGAATTGATCAAGCAGTCAGTAGAGCCATCGCCTATGCCAATTACGCCGACCTTGTCTGGTGCGAAACAGGAAAGCCTGATCTACAATTCGCAAGGGAATTTGCAGAGCGAGTACACAAGCACCATCCAGGTAAAATGTTAGCCTACAACTGCTCACCAAGTTTTAACTGGAAAAAGAATTTGGATGATGCCACTATTGCCAAGTTTCAGCGTGAACTAGGTGCTATGGGTTACAAGTTCCAATTTATCACTTTAGCTGGATTTCATAATCTCAACAACGGCATGTTTGAATTAGCACACGGATATGCCCGTGAAGGTATGACTGCATTTGTTAAAATGCAGGAACAAGAGTTCGCTAATGTTGCCATAGGGTTTGAAGCAGTTAAACATCAACGTGAAGTAGGTACAGGATATTTCGACCTGATTACTACTACTGTTGAAAAAGAAGCTTCAACACAGGCATTGAAAGGTAGCACAGAGGAAGAACAATTTCATTAAAATGATAGTTTATATTCATGGAGCAAGTGCGACGGCAGAAAGTTTTACGCACATCAGGCATTATGTTAGGGACGAGTTTGAAGAACCCGACATAATGCTTGAATATAAAAGTGATGATGGGTTCATGCATAACCTATCTTCGATGAAAGGTCAATTAGATGGTGCTGAACGTTTGTTTTTTATCAGTCACAGTCTAGGCGGAATATATGCTTTATACCTAGCTAATCATTATACAGATACTACGCATGGTGGAGTCAGTTTAAGCACTCCATATGGCGGTAGTAGGGAAGCAGATTATGCTCGCTACTTTTTACCTTTTAATCGCTTGATGAAAGACATAGGAACAGCGAGTTATCCAATGCGTGTAGCAAGAGAGTTGCCAGCACCGCCTAATTGGACTCAAATAGTTTCAACTGTTGGCCAAAGCCCTTGGATACGTGATGACAACGATGGTGTTGTGACATTAGAAAGCATGCGGTATCGAAAAGACTTTGAACAAATAGAAGTACCGCTTAATCATTATGAGATTGTTATTAGTGACACTGTAGTTAAAATAATTTTAGATAGAATAAAACATGCATTATAAAGGATATTAATGAATATAATTTTATACACCTTAGTGATGGTACAAATCACTATAGCGTGTGTCACGCTCTATTTGCATAGATCGCAGGCACATAGAGCAGTACAGTTCCATCCAGTGGTTGCACACTTTATGCGATTTTGGTTATGGATGACCACAGGAATGAACACTCGTGAGTGGGTAGCTGTGCATCGTAAACATCATCAGGCTGCAGATACTGAACAAGATCCACACAGTCCTAAACAGCACGGAATATGGCGTGTGTTATTTGGCGGGGCTTTTTTATATGTTAAAGCAAAGAAAAATAAATTAATGGTTCATGATCTAGGGCACGGAACCCCTAACGATTGGATTGAGGAAAATGTTTACACTCCCTACCCCCTCACAGGAATTCTTTTGATGTTGGTCATAGACCTATTGCTCTTTGGTCCTGTAGGGATAGTTGTGTGGGGAGTTCAAATGATATGGATTCCATTCTGGGCAGCAGGGGTTATTAACGGAGCAGCTCATTGGTGGGGTTATCGTAACTACGACGTTAAAGATACTAGTCGTAATTTATGGCCTTGGGCGTTTTGGATAGGCGGGGAAGAATTACATAATAACCATCATGGTGATGGAGCTAGTGCTAAGTTTAGTAAAAGGCGTTGGGAGTTTGATATAGGTTGGTTTTACATCAAGGTTTTATGTAAATTAAGGCTTGCAAAAGTTAGAATCTGATTGAAATGCCATTATTTGATATGGCGTAAAATACATTTCCAATAAGATTTTTATCTGTAGATCAAACCAAAAATTTATCATATTGATATAAAACATTCGGTTCCTTAAATAGTTTGGGGTTTCCCCCAAACTATTATTCGTCTCTTACAGGTAGTTCAACATCAGCATCAAATGGTTTTGCTGCTGGTGGTCTATTTACCACTGGTGCTGCATCTGCAGCCATTCCAAATCCTGCAGCTGCCGAAGGCGCACCAAAAGATGATGATGGTGTTGCTGGTGGTCTGCTAATATTCATTGATGCGCCACCAAATGATCCAGAAGCACTAAATCCCTTGTTGGCACTAAAACTGGCGTTAAAGCCACTGCCACCAGGACTACTTGGGCTTGATGGTGGAGCACCTTTATTTGCTGCGTCTAGAGCTTTGGCTTTTAGATCTTTGTCATTGCCTGCTAACATAATGCCACTTAGTGTACCAGTTAAAAATGTAGCTATAGGAATTATTAGTTCAAAAAACTTTTGATCGATAGGACTGATAGCATTTAACGGTTGTGTTACAAATATAATAGAATATAACACAACAAATACAATACCTGTAAGTGTCAGTGCTAGACAAATTCCTATAAAGAATTTTAATCTAGCCATTAACTGTTCTTCAGTATAGATAAACATTTCGTCTGGATTATCTCCAACTCTCTTAACTTTTTTTAGTAATTCCATTACTTACATCCCCCTTGAGTTGATTGTGTTGGTGCAGGCTTCGCTGTAGGAACTTCGTCCTTTGGTGGTCCTAATCTAGGATCTCTTTGTCCTTTGAATATGTGCTCTGGACAAGTACGTGTTACATCGCAAGTAGGTAATTTACACATTTCTTTATCCCAATTAATTGGATTCTGGCAGGGATATCTGAAACTGTCACCCCCAAATATCGCTAGACCTAAAGGGAGTGCTAATAAGACTACTACCCATTTAAATAATTTCAAATCACTGTTCATTGCCGCCCCTTCGCTCTAAAAAATTATTAATGCACACTTATTTAACAAAAAAGCCCGAAAATTATTCAGGCTTTGTTTGTTTATAATACACTACTATTACTAAAATTATAATTAGAAACCTCTAGTAATGTTAATGCCTATCGAATTGATGTTAGGATTGTCACCTTTCTGTTGTACCCCGACGTTAACTCCAACTCTTGTAGTTTTATCAATAGCATAACTAACGCCAGCACCAATACTTGCATTAGTTGTTCCGTTGTTGGTTACTGACCCACTAAATGTTGACAGTCCGCCTATTTCACTAGTGCCTCTGTATTCTGCTGGTTTATCATTTATTCTTTGTGTGACTCCAACACTAACACTGCCTGTAAGTTTTTCTGTAAATTGTTTTGCTACAGTAACACCTGCTAGTACATCAGTTCTAGTTTCATTTGTTGAATTCAAAGTTAGTGGAAACACAGCACCAGTTTCAGTATATCCGCCTAATTTAGTTGTAGTGTTACGTACACCTACATAAGGGGCAATGATCACAGTTTCTGTTAATGAAATACTGTAACTTCCTCTAATTTGATAAGCTGTATTGTCAACAGATGATTTACCTTCTCCAGTTTCTGGTCCAGTACGTGCCACAGTCATTGTTCCTTGATTAGTGGCTGCGCTGGCTGTAACTGATAGTCTATCTTGACTGTAAGTTACAGATGCACCAACTGCTGGTTGGCCGTTCATTGTTATACCGCCAACATTTGGATTGTTAGCAAATGAATTAGTGAATACACTAAGTCTCCAGTTATCATTAATTTTCTTGCCCACTGTTAGACCGCCTGTAACAAGATCGCCTGTGCCTGCTTTACTGCCACCAACGTTCACCGACACACATGCCCCGTCCTTGCCAAACACTGTACAATCATTGCCTAAAGCACCTGTTACTACACTGTTTTGTAGACTGGTCATATTTGACACATTTTTCGCTGTTGCATCTATGCTGGCCTGTGTTGCCGCGGCATCAGGAGTAATGTATAATTTTACATCAGTTAGACTATAATGTAGATAGTTGCTGGTACTGTTGATTGGGTCATATGTACCATTTACACTTCCTGCTGTTAATACAGTATATCTACCATAACTTGTTGGAACATCAGTCATTGTTATGCTGCCACCTAATGAAGCTAAACCAGTTATCAATATTGGTTGATTAATGCTCATTGTGGTAACACCTGGAGAAGTTTGTGTATATTGGTCTAATGTTCCGCCTGATACATTCAATCCACCAGTGTTATTGACACTGGCTGTACCACCCGTGACATTTAATGTCCCAGTATTTGTAATTAATCCTGCTGTACCACTTGTGGTCATTGTTCCTATGTTAGCCACTGTGCCAACAGTACCGGTATTAGTATAAGTACCATTGTTTGTTCCATTAGCCATTGTGCCACTATTGTTTATAACACTGTTATTAATCCAATCACCTGTTGTACCGGCATTAGTTAATGTACCATTGTTTGTGTAAAGACCTGTTACTACGCCACCAGCATTGTTATTGAATGTGCTGTTTGTAGTTACAGTACCTGTTACAGTACCAATGTTGTTAAATGTACCGTGTGATTCAGTATTATTGATATTGCCAATTGTTCCTGTGTTTGTTACAGTACCACCATTATAAGTCACTGTGGTAATAGTACCAGCATTAGTAACTATATGATTATTGTATGCTAGTTCACTTACAGTTCCACCAGCATTATTATTAAACACACCAGTGTTAGAAACAGCACCTGTAGAACCCGTGTTATTAAATGTTCCCACGTTTGTGACTGTTCCCACAGTACCACCAGTATTGTTAAAAGTACTGTAATTAGTGCCGTTACTCAATGTGCCAGTATTAGTTATTGTAGCTGTGTTTCCGTCACCGTTAAATCCGTTCGTCCAAACACCACCAGTACCACTATTGGTGAATGTACCTAAGTTTGTAATAGTAGTTACTGTGCCACTATTAGTAAATGTTCCACCTAGGTTATTTGTAACTGTGCCTGTTATACCAGCATTAGTAAACGTACCGCTGTTGGTCACATTGCCTGTTACACCGGAAGCATTGTTAGTAAATGTACCACTATTAGTAACATCGCCTGTGGTACCGTTATTGGTAAAGTCACCGCTATTAGTTACATTACCAGTTGTACCATTGTTTGTATATGTACCAGCATTGTTTACAGTCAATGTAGTTGTTCCTGCTGGATTAGTAGAAGTTGATCCTGCATTGTTAGTTACTGCTTGTGGACCTGGAGGTGCTAAACTACTGTTAGAACCTGCTGTACCTGGATTGGCAATAGTACCGGTGCCGCCATCTGTTGGTACCGTGTAACTCGTATAAGTTGTATCATAGATAAAGTTTACATCACCAATTTGTACGCTATCACAGGCCAATGATCCTAATGCGGCTTGACATCCAGATATACTGCCGTATGTGTCAATTGCTTTGATGCTTGGAAATGTAATGAAGTAATAAAAATAAGCATCGTTATTAGTGATGTCATACTGACTGCTAGTTGTATAACGACTGTTACTTAAACTAATAGATTCTGCATCAACAATAGTTGTCCAGTTTATACCGTCATTACTACCAAATAAACTGTACTTACTAGGATCTCTTGCTTCAAAGTCATTGGCAGTAGTAAATGTTATGCCACGGATAACACGCGGTGTATCTAACTTGATAGTAAAGCCAGCATTAGCTCTGTCAAAATTCAAATACTTGGTATTGGGGTCGCCGTCAACTGCATTGGCGGCTCCTTCGCCTGCGGGACTGTTATTGCTAGTTGGCGTAACGCTAGTGATCTGTGTAGTTGTTAAAATATTAGAATAACTTGGCCCAGAAGATCCTCCACCACTACTACCTCCTCCACCACTAGAACTAGCAGTTTGACCATCTGCTAAAGGTGTTGTGCTGGCCCATGTGTAACTAGTTAAATCACTAGTAGTTGGGCTAGTATTCATATTAGTGAACTGAGCACTGTCACCGTAACTATATCCTTCCGCTGTAGAGATTACGTTTCCTAACCATCCACTACCTATATAAAAGATAGCACCATTACCTAACGCAGTAATCTGACCTGTGCTGTGTATAGTTCTATTGAAAGTACCATCACTGTTATATAATGCTAGACCGTAATCACCACCGCCGTTATCTACAAATTTAAAATATTGTCCAGTCGTAGTAGTAACTGTAGTAAATGTGCTGTCATATGGTGCAATAAAACTCGAAGCATTTAGTGTTGTGCCGCTCCAGTAATATTGAACATCGAAAATTTGATTGGCGCTAAATGCCCCATCCGTGATTGCTGCGTTTGCTGTTGTCGCTGACATCAACACAGCCACAGCGGCTGCTAATTTTTTTAATTTCATACTAATTCGCTCCCAGTTAGGTTAGTATTTTATTTGTTTGCTAGTGGATTATCTATTGCTTCTTTAATCTTGCGATCCATTTCTTTACGCAAATCTCGAACATCTTTTTCAGTTTCGCGTTGGCTTTGTTTTGCTGTGCGCTCAACATCTTCAACAACTTTCTCTAATCTGCGAACATCATTTTTAATATCATTTTTGATGTCACGGGTGTAATCGTTGCTTTTTGAAGTAGCTTCTTCTACTACTGTTAGACGTTTATCAAACTCTGATAAATCTGGAGCCACATATTTTTCTATTTTCATTTTCATATCTTGATAAGACTTATACACTTCGAACGCTCCGTAAAGTCCTCCAAGTACTGACGAAATAATGCCTCCTGCAATCATCAATTTAGCAGGTGTAAATGCATAACCGCCAATGCTGATTACTGTGTTAGCACTAAGGTATTTTTCCTTGGCTTCTTCTAATTCATCTACTGCCTTGTTTAGGTCTTTTTCGCTCACTTCTTCTCTCCTTAGTTAGACAATGGGTTGTCTAACGCTTTTTTAATTTTGTCGTCCACTTCTTTTCTTAATGCACGAATTTCTGCTTGAGTTTCTTTTTGATTTCTAGCCATTTCCTGATTATTTCGTGTTATTTCTTGATTTATTTCTTTAACGGTTTGATCACTATACCTTCGAACTTCTTTAAGAGTGCCGTCAACATCTCTCTTAATTTCTTTGACTGTTTGATCAGTGTCTCGTGAAGTTTGTTTAGAACTTCGTTCAACATTCTCAACAACAGCTTCTAGTCTACGAACATCATTTTTTAAATCATTTTTAATATTATCACTATACTCCACTGTTTTATTAGTATTAGCCTCTAACACTTCAATTTTTTTATAGATTTCTCCGAGATCTGGTGTAACATAATTGGCAATTTTGTCCTTCATGTCCATATAGTCTTTGTATATTTCAAATGCCCCATAAAGGCCACCTAGAACTGTACTAACAATAGTGGCTGCAATCATTATTTTTGCTGGGGTAAATGCATAACCGCCAATGCTGATCACCGTATTCTCACTTAGATATTTTTCTTTTGCGGCTTCTAGCTCGTCAACTTTTTTATCAAGATCTACTTTTTCTTCTGACATCTTAGTCTCCTCTCATTCTGCGAAAGTGCTCCTGTAGTCTTCGCATTTTAATTAAATCGGCTGCTAATGGTCTTTTAGCAGTTGGAGGCATCTGTTTAAACATTACCTGTCGTGGTTCCTTGTAATACCAAACCGCTACGGATATTAGTACTAATATTTCTAAAAGATAAAAAACTATAAATGCTTCAAACATATTATTGTCCTATCTGATATTGTTGTTCTACCATACGCTGATGCAAAACATCACTAGCACCATTTAGGAAACGTTGGGCCCTAGCGTTGTCCACAGTTCTTTGTCCTCGATAAATTTCTCTACTTTGATAGAACTGTGCATCTTTTAATTGTGAATTTAAATATTGATTAAAGTCTAAAGGTGCTCTAGCCAATGCCGCTGGGTCAGGGCCGCCTTCCATGCCTTCAACAGCGCCCCCTCTTCGTACAGCTGGGCCTGATTTTTGATTAGCTTCTGTAGTTGGTTGTATTGGAGTTACCAAAAGATTGATATTATCACTGGGGCCGCCGCGCTGGGTGTTTGTTGTTTTCCCTTCATCTTTTTTATCATCTGACTTGTCATCAGATAAACCTTGAGATTTATTGTTTTGCAAAGTCAGACCTGATCCCAATGCTATGCCAGTGCCATCGTTTGGACCAACACTGGCTTGACTCATGACCACAGCTTGCTCAGCAGTAGCTAATGCCGTGCGTTCTGTTGCAGCAACAGCGGCTAATGCAATTGATAATGCACGTGGATCAACACGTTTCTTTTCAGATTCTTTACTTACAGTTTCTGTTTTTGTTTCTTCTGATTTAGATGATTCTTTTATGGCTTCTTTGGTTGATGCTGTTTGACCAGTAGGTACACTGATTTGTCCGGTGGTAGTTAATTCAACTCCGCCCACGTCTGTAGTAACTATACTTTCTGTTCTGGTGGGATCTACTGTGGCAGCATTAGTGGTTGCTGTTGGGGATGGACTAGTGCTAGATACCGTAGATGAACTGGTAGATGATGGTTCTGTTACAGATTGTGTCTGTGCTGCTAACTGATCTTGAATATCTTTTTGCAGTTTAGCCTGTGTATATCCCGGACACTGCGTACTATACAAAGGATTAATTTCACATTGTTGTGTTAGAAGTGCCTGTTGATAATTAGGACAGGCTTTATCATAAAGACCACTTATACTACATTGTTGAGTAAAGTATGCTGCGGCATAACCTGTACATCCTGAATCATATAACGGATTTATAGAACATTGTTGATCGTAATATGCTTGAGCGTATCCCGGACATTGCGTACTATACAAAGGATTCAAACTGCATTGTTGATCAAAATAGGCCTGTTGGTAACCAGTGCAACTCGTACTATACAACGGATTTAACACACACTGATCTGGTGTGTATTGTATTCTAGCGTACATATTAGTGATGGCAGCATAATCACTTGTTTGACCTGTAAAATCAAAACTACCTAAAGTTAAACTGTTTCTGCTGGTAGGCAGTTGATAAGAATAGTTGTAAGAACTCCAATATTCTTTATCATCATATTGACTTTTTCTAGTTACAGAATAAATGCTGTTACCTGAGCTGTCTCGAATATTGACATTGGTAGTAACATCAGGATCTCGCCAATCTGTCCAAAATGCTCCGGCATAATAAGGATTGCCTACAAATAAATCGTATCCCCACTGAAACCCATGTACTTTAACTCCCATGCCGCCATGTTGTAAAGCAGTAGCAATACTAAAGGTTTGATTTAGACTTTGTCCCCAAGATGCGTATCCCCCGGGATTGGGAACTAGATTTCCTGACAAGACTATGTCATTGAATCCTGGACAATGGCTAGCATACAATGGATTCGCTACACAAGGATCTACAGTATATCTAGCCGCTAGGCTAATATTACTTACTTGTGGTCCATAGTACCCTGCCCAGAATCCAGCATCATAAGCCTGGAAATTTAATTGAAGATATCTAGCTTCGGCTAGGCTATATGGTTTTGTGAAGTTTTGACTGCCCGAATATGTACCGCTATACATATTAGGATAATTATATCCTTCAAGAAAGTTGCCGGCGGGCGCATATAACCCTATAGAAGCATTAACGGGATCTAGACCATTTTGCGATTCGCTTTTGATCGTCCAAGAATAATTGTAACCTATTACTCTTACTCCGGGTTGGGTTAATGCAGCATTAGCATAAAAGTCTACCAGATTAGCTACGTTATAATTTCCATAAGAAAAATTAATTGTATTATTGCTGGTATCATAGAGAGGCTGTGGACCCCCTGTGCAACAATCGTTCGGATGAGTGCCGTAGGTAACACCGTGCCAACCATTAGGGCTGATCAGATTTCCAGTAACTGGATCTACAGTCTGGGCGTTAGAATAAGAGGAAAAGCAGAGCGCCAAGAGCAGCGCCGAAGCCAGTCTTTTTATAGAAATCATCACCCTTTTGTTCCTCAGGTTTTGGCCATTTATCTGGATTGGCGTTCCATGCCACACGAGCCTGTTCACCTATCACGCCTTCATAAGGGCAAGGTGTACCGGCGTGCCACATAGCATCAAATACTCTTCGATCTTGACACATAGTCGCTACAGCAGCCACTTTCATTCCCATGTCATACAATGTCTTAGCGTTCTTTAATCTTTCACAATTCATGTCACGAACAGTTCCACCACTGCTGATGCCCAGAATCTGTGTTTGTACAGCACCAGATGTTCCAGTAGTACAAAGATCGTTATTACCGCCACTCATCATAGCAGGTGCTATGGCAGTTGGTGGCGGCTGTATGACTTTCTGTGTGATATTACTGTCGTTGATATTGCGATTAGTCATGTCACCAGTATTGATATTCTGATTAACATTATTGTTTTGATTTGTACTGGTACTAGTACTAGTGTTTACATTAGTATTATTATTAGTGTTAGTGTTAGCTGAAGTTGTATGTCCAGTGTTTATATTATTGTTGGTATTAGTGCTAGTACTGGTATTTTGATTAATGTTCGTATTGGTGCTGGTACTATTAACCGTGCTGGTATTGATGTTGTTATTAGTATTCGTGCTTGTGCTATTGACGGTGCTTGTAGATGTGCTATTATTATTTGTATCAACCAACGATTTAGAATCATAGGTTGTTTGTGCGAACGAAACACCAGCCGTCATGATGCTCCCCGCTAATGCTACTACTATTATTTTTTTCATTTTTCGCTCCCAGGACACAAGTGCCTGTTATTATTATTTACAGGTTAGGAAGCAAGAATATTGTGTGTATATTTTAATATGCGATTTCTACGGGATTTACAAAGTAGGCAAGACCGCCTAAACTGTTAGTTCTAAACTCTATAACACCCTTCTGTTTTAGTGTGCCATTAGAAACAAGCTCAGCAAATGATTCAGGATCTTGTACGTAGAAGTATGTAAATGCATCTATGTTAAGCATTAGAACCCCATCATGACCGCTCATTGCTTTGTAGTATTCAAAGTTTAATTTAGATGTTGGGACTAACAATAATTCATAGTCTATGGCTCCGTTTTCATTTATAGCCATAGAAATTTCTTCTTCGTATTTTTCAACCATTTCTGGTTCATTTTTGTGTATAGCTTTGAGTACACTCATCAGAACCTGTAATGTTTTTTCTGCACCCATCTTTTTAAAGTAAGGTTGAAGCGCATTTACAGTTTTATCATTGAGTTGTGCAATGCCGCCATTTTTAACTTCGTTAGAAGCTTTAAAATTAGCACCTGCGTTATTTAAGTGTGCAACAAGTTCCTTAACGCCAGCCATATGATTGCCAAATCCTGTACCAGCTGTCCCCTTCATATAGAAATCACTGGTACCTTGACTAGCTTTTACTTCAACATCTAACTCACCGACTTTAATATCAGTCACTTCTTTGACAGTATCAATACCTGCAAAAGCCATGCCAATTTCACCTTTACCTACGGCGGCGCCGCCTGGTAATGTAATTTCTAAAAGAGCTTTGACTATTGGCTCATATTCTGGATTAGACAATGGAATTTTATTATTTTTTGTTGAAGTGCTTAACATTGATGGTGTATCAATCACACCAGTAGTCATACATTCATTTAAGAAATCTGTCATTAGAGTTACATCAATAGTAGCACCTAGGTTAGGGATGATAGCTTCAATTGCTCTGTAGGATTCTGCGGCTTTAGATTTGATTTTATTAGCAACTATTTTCTTTGCTAGTTCTTTAAATTTTCTTACATGTATGGAAAATACTAATTCTCTTAAATCCTCATCATTACCAACTTGGCTTAGATGCTGTTCAATCTGTTCTCTAAAAGATGCTGCCTTAACTGTTTTTTTCTTTTTCACTGTGGCTGTGCGTTCTTGAAGTTCATCTTCCTGTGGAGTTTCTTCTGGAGTATCCACAGGCTCTTCTGTTTCAGGTTCAGCAGTAACTGGTTGTTCAGGTTCCGTAGGTTCTACAGGAGTTTGTGGCTCAACTGGCTCTAACGGCTCGGTGCCAATATCTTCTTGATCCATAACTACCTGTTCTAAGTCCTTAGCAATATTAGACAATTCTTCAGGACTCATTCTAACATTGTCTAATAGATAACGCAGAGCTTCTGCGTTTGAATCAGCGGATTGTGAATCAATAGACTCTTGAATAATTTCTAATATTTTCATAAACAGTATTTATCGGATTTCGGGGAACAGGCAATCCTGAATAAAAATACGCACATCTTCTTCATCTAACCCCAAACTAGTCATTACTTTAGGTGTGTGCGGATTTTGTTTTTGATTTTGGCAGTAATAATTCTGCGCTTCTAAGCAATTTACTGCGGTTTGATTGGTTTCACCCACAGTTTCTAAATAATGATCAATTCCTCGTTTAGCTACTGCAAAGATTTGATTTAATTCAGATTCTTCGCTAACGTTTCCTGCAGCCACCATACTGGAACTAAAAATACGTTCAGCCCAATCTGGTAATTTGCGAGTTTTATTCCATTCTAATTTTTGTGCTTCATCAGCAAACCAATCAAGCATAGGATGTTCACGATCGGCACTGGGACTATAATCATAAAAACATCCTGTAATTTTATTCTTACCTGCTATAACATCAAAACCAAAAATTGGTGCAGGATTGTGTAAATGTGGGAAAATACAACAATGCATCATCCATAGTCCTTTAGTATCACGGGCATCGACTACATCAATGTGTGCTCTACGATATATACTACTTTGCCAAACTTTGTTTACCCAACCTGGCTGATTGAATCTTTCCATTCCCGGCTCGAAAATTAAACTGCCAGTTTCATAAAACTTGGATTCAAAATATGATTCAACCTTTATCAAGGTTTGCCAAACATTACTTTCCGTCATAAAGATCCCTCATCATTTTAATTGCAAATTCAAATGCTACCCTGGCTTCATCTCCTAAATCATCAGTTAATGTTTCCCTAATAGCCAACTTCATGGCATCTGCATTTTCAAAATCATAAAATTTACCTTTGCTTATATGTGCTACCTGTTTTTTAATAATTTGTCCGCCGAATAAATCTCCCATATGGCGGCAATATAAATGTGCTTTTATCAAATGCTTACGATCTATATCATTTCCAAGTTTATGTAAGTATGTCTGATACTCTAATGTAGATTTAGTCAAATAATAATACGAACCATCATCAAGTTCTTGAAAATCTGCATGAATGGCTTTTAGCCTAGGCAAGCCGGGCATATTATCAAGAAATCCTTGGCGTTTGCAATACCATTCTATCGGATCATATATTGCCAACAAATTATAGAGATAGTTTCTATAGTCCTCTTTTCCAATTTTTCCACTGAGTAGCATTTTAGCAAAAACAGTTGTTTCAGCCTCATGATGCAGGTCTTTTGTAATTTCTTTTAGGCTCATCTATATCTCCTCTAGGTATTTACAAAACAACGAACCGGCGTAATGCCGGTTCTGATTATAATTTAAAGATTTTAATTCAATCTTCTTCTAGTTTTATTTGAAGTGGGAAAGCGTTGGCACGAGCAAGTTGCGTGGATTCAACAGCTTTGACTTCAGCAATTTCAAAACTGTAGACTCCAGCAACGGCGCTACCGGTTTCGTGAATTTGCATAGTAAGTTCCTTAGCAGATTCCATACTATGTTTAAAAATTTCGTGTAGTACAGTTGCTACAAATTCCATTGGGGTATGATCATCATTTAGAAAAATGACCTTCCATTTTCTAGGTTCTGAGATTTTTTGTTTGATCTTTTCATCTAGTTTAACATCGGTATCGATACTCATGATATTCTCCATAGATGGGGGAGTTTCCTCCCCCTGCTTATATTACTTAACCTCTAGAACTTCAATTTTGCGTGGTAACAGTGATTCTGGCACTTTACGCTCAATCTGTACTATTAGTAAGCCGTTTTTAATTTCTGCCTTGACGACTTCCATGTGTTCAGCTAGTGTAAATCTACGCTCGAAATCACGGAAAGCAAGTCCACGATGTAGATACTCAGGAGCAGGTTCTTGATTGGCCGGTTTTTCGCCTCTAATGACCAATTGATCTTGATCCACTTCTACGGTGATTTCATGTTTCTCAAAACCAGCCACAGCAATAACAACATCGTAGAGGTTCTCTGCGATTTTTTCAATGTTGTATGGTGGATAATTTTGATTGATTTGATTTGCGAAGCGTGTTTCGAAATTATCGAAAATACGATCGAAACCTACTAATGCTCTGTTTAGAGCTTGCGTGTCAAAGCGTGTTATATTTGCGTTCATTTTAATATCTCCTTATATTAAGCAAGATTAGATGTGCAACCCCACCCGGGCATTGCACACATATTTATTTTATACTGTCTGTCTCTGTGTGTCAAGCAGCCTTAACTTCAGTAAATTCTGCATCCACAGTTTGGTTATCACTGGTTGACGCAGCCTTTTCTTTGTTTTGCTTTGCTTCTAAAATTGGTTGAGCAACTGAAAACAAATCCCCAAGTTTCTTATTAATCACTGACACATCGTCGCCTTTAATGGCTTCCTCTAATGCTGTGACTTCAGATTCAAATTTAGATCTATTTTCATCGGATAGTACATCTTTAACTTCTTCGTAGTCTTTCTTGAAGTTATAGAGTTGTGCTTCCGCACTATTACGTGCTTCAATAAGTTCACGCTGTTTTTTGTCAGCTTCAGCATTTGCTTCAGCTTCTGCGATCATCTTATCGATTTCTTCTTTGCTCAATCCACTATCACTCTTGATAGTGATTTTATTTTCTTTTCCAGTGCCTTTGTCTTTAGCACTGATATTCATAATACCGTTAGCATCAATATCAAAGGTAACTTCGATTTGAGGCATTCCTCTACGTGCAGGAGGTATTCCTTCTAGATTAAATTCACCCAGTAGTTTGTTGTAATTGAATAGTTCACGCTCGCCTTGCCCAACTTTGATAGTGACTGCTGGCTGATTATCTTCGGCTGTACTAAACACTTGACTTGCTTTGGTGGGGATAGTGGTATTCTTCTGAACAAGTTTAGTGAATACACCACCCATAGTTTCAATGCCTAAACTCAAAGGTGTGACATCCAAAAGTAACACATCAGTACGGTCACCTGCAAGAACTGCACCTTGTATTGCAGCACCAACTGCCACAGCCTCATCTGGGTTCACATCTTTGCGAGGTGCTTTGCCAAACAATTTCTCAACTTCTTCTTGTACCTTAGGCATACGTGTTTGGCCACCAACAAGAATAACTTCGTCAATATCTGAGGCATCCACACCTGCATCTTTCATAGCAATACGACAAGGTGCTAATGAACGATTAATAAGATCTTCTACAAGTGCTTCAAGTTTAGCACGAGTAAGTTTTGTGTTCATGTGTTTTGGACCAGTGGCATCTGCGGTTATGTATGGCAAATTAACGTCAGTGCTTGCAGAACTAGATAACTCTATCTTGGCTTTTTCTGCACTATCTTTAAGGCGCTGTAATGCCAACATGTCGTTTTTAAGATCGATACCGTTTTCTTTCTTAAACTCGTCAACTAGATAATCCATGATACGTTGGTCAAAATCTTCACCGCCAAGGAATGTGTCACCATTAGTGCTTAAGACTTCAATTTGTTTGTCGCCGTCAACATTAGCAATTTCAATGATACTGATATCAAAAGTGCCACCGCCTAGATCATAAACAGCAACTTTGCGATCTTTTTTGTCTTGTTTGTCAACACCATAAGCCAATGCTGCTGCTGTTGGTTCATTGATAATACGTAGAACTTCAAGCCCAGCAATCTTACCTGCATCCTTAGTGGCCTGCCGTTGACTGTCGTTAAAGTATGCTGGTACTGTGATAACTGCTTGTGTAACATCTGTGCCAAGATAATCTTCAGCAGTTTTTTTCATTTTACGCAACACTTCTGCACTAATTTGCGGCGGTGCCAGTTCTTTACCTTGAGCACGTACCCATGCATCGCCATTTTTAGCCTCCATGATTTCGTATGGCATTAGGTCGATGTCTTTTTGTACAGCTTCTTCTTTAAACTTACGTCCAATTAGACGTTTGGATGCATAGATTGTATTTTTAGGATTAGTTACTGCTTGGCGCTTAGCCGAAGCTCCAACTAGAATTTCTTCAGATGCATAAGCTACAATACTAGGTGTAGTTCTAGCACCTTCAGAATTTTCAATAACCTTGGGATTTCCGTTTTCAATAACGGCTACGCATGAATTGGTGGTACCTAAATCGATACCGATTACTTTACTCATCTTTTATCTCCTTTAATTAAGCAAGATTTAATTTTGGGCAACTGCCCTTTTGTGGACCCGAAGCGTCCTACAAAATTATTTATTCCTGATAATAAATTTATTTTGTAAAAACATCGTTATACTGCCGGTTAGTCCTAATAAAAGTAGTACATTTTGAAAGTTGTTTTAGGCTGGGAGCACCAACATATGTACAAGCAGATCTGAGTCCTCCCAAAATATCTAACACAGTATTATTGATTGATCCCCTATAGGGAACTCTTACGGTGCGACCTTCACTGCTACGATATTCTGCTACACCACCATGATGTTTGTTCATAGCAGTATCACTGCTCATACCGTAAAATTCCACAAACTTTTTAATTTCATAATCTGGTGCATAACTGTTGCCCTGTCTTTTAGACAGTTCGTACATTTCCTCAATGACTTTGCCACCACCTTCATCGTGACCGGCTAACATGCCGCCCAGCATTACAAAGTCTGCTCCGGCACCAAACGCCTTAGCAACGTCACCGGGACACACACAACCACCATCAGCAATAATGTGAGCCCCAAGACCATGAGCAGCGTCAGCGCACTCAATAATAGCACTAAGCTGAGGATAACCGACGCCAGTTTGAATCCTAGTCGTGCAAACACTTCCTGGACCAATGCCCACTTTAACAATATCTGCGCCACGTAATATTAACTCCTGTGTCATATCTGCTGTGACTACGTTACCAGCTATAATTGTTTTGTCTGGCCAAGCATCACGTACATCAGCAACATAGTCACCAAAAATTTCACTGTAACCATTTGCCACATCAATACATATAAAATGTATTTCTGGATACTCATTTATAATATTACTTAACCTAACAAAATCTTTAGAGCTTGTGCCTGTGCTTACAGCAAAATAATTACCACCTATTTTTTCTACAGTATCAGCTAAACTTTCTGAACCATAGGATTTTACCAAACAAGTAAACATGCGATGATTATACAGAGCTTGAGCCATATCCAATGTGCCAACCCCATCCATGTTACTAGCCATAATAGGTATTCCATTCCACTCCCACTTACTGTGTTTAAATGTGTATGTACGATTTAAATCAACTTCTTTACGACTACTAAGTGTACTACGTTTTGGTCTTATAAGAACATCTTTGAAATCAAGTTTGACTTCATCTTCGATTCTCATTCGAACTTCCTTCCTAGTTTTTTAAACATGGTCTGCACACCAATTGCTTGTCTACGTGCATCTTCTAAAGCATGGTGTTTATATGCCTGTGGCATTTCTGGATCCATACCAAGATCAAATAGTGTGCGAGTATCGCGCACTTCCCAGAACTGCCAAGGATATGGTTTTCCTAATTTACGGAAATAGTGTTCTAAAATTACAATATCAAAAGAAGCACCGTGACTCCAAAACTTACTGGAGCCCATGCAGAACTTGTAAAAGTCGTCCATGACCTTTTTTACGTTCTGTCTACCTTCGGGATTAAATGCTTCGTCTTGTGCGGCTTGATCTTGATCGGCCCACCAACGAACTGTGCCTTCATCAATGTATGTGTCTAATGGTTCTATGCTCTCTGTATCTATCCTTGCATAGAACTCATCATATATTTCATATCCGTTAGGATTAAATGTTACGGCACCAATAGTCAATATTGCCGCGTTTGGAGTTGTGGCCAGTGTCTCCAAGTCCACCATTAAATGTTTTGCCATTATTGCCTTTCATAGTTTCTTATAGTGTAACACGAAATTATTGTAATGTCAATATAGTTTTGGTGGTAGTTGTTCTTTCTCTAATTTTTTCTTAAATCGATTTATAGCGGCTGACTTTTTTCTTTTCTTTGCTGTTGTGGGCTTTTCGTAAAACTCTTTCTTTCTTAAGTCATCGAGGATTCCACTTTCTTCAACCTTTTTCTTAAATCGTCGCAAAGCTCGATTAATATCTTCATGGTCTTTTACGATAATTTTACTCATTGTTCACCCTCATCATCTTCGTCGTCTTCTCCAATTTTATGAAAAAATGGTATCGAATCTAAATCATAGATTCTGTTTTTACTTATCAGCCCATAAGGTGTTATTTCATCGTTTGTAATATAATACGTTTCTGGATGAGCTATCATGTAAGTAACAAATAATTTAGTTATTGGGTCTGTGTTATCAATATCTATCACAGTAACATCTGCCCTAAAATGAACACTTAGCAACCAGTCTAAATCATGTTCTCTATCATCATAGACAAATACATTGACTTCCTCAATACTACAACTGAGGTATTTTTGCATCTGCTGTTTTACAAGCATTGACGGATTTACTAATAATAGACTGGGATTTAGGTTAAAAAGTTTGTCTGGTGGTGTTACTATATTAATTTTACCAAGATTCATGTGTCCTCTTTATTTTTGATTCTTTGCCAAATACTGGATGCAGATTGTTCTGCATTTTGTATATATCCTGCTTCTAACCTCGACTCTTCTTGATCTGATGATCGTCCTGTTTCACTATGTAATTCTTTTTTTTTGGGTCTTCTTGCTTTGCTTCTTCAATTTTATCTTGAACACGTTCTTGTGCTTGTTTGAGAAAATCGGTTTCAAGATTTTTTTGACTCTCTTCTTTAAGTTCTGGAAAAATTTGATATGTTGGCTGAGCAGCTTCTTGAGCAACTTCCCATGGTAAGGTTTCAATTAGTCCAACTTCTTTCAAACGTTCTTGGCGTTTAATAGTATCAGTTGGATGATCTTCTTTCCACTGCTGTCTTGCTATTTTATCCGATGCTTCTTTTTCAACTTCTTCTTCGGCAGCTTCAATCATTCTATTCCATTCTTCGATTGCGGATTTTTCTGCCAACTCTGAATCAGACTCAGTTACGGTTTCTTTGACTTCCTCTTTGACTTCCTCTTTGACTTCCTCTTCAGGTTCATTTAATGCGTCTTTGTTCGTAGAGTAATATGGTGATGGGAATGGCCATGGACTGTGAACATATCCAGTATCGACAGGTTCCGGTGTGTTGTTTAACTCGTGTAAGTCACTAGCCATCTCATCGTCAGTTGGTGGTTCACCAACATCACGGTCTAAATCTGCTATTGTTGGATATTGATCTTCTTGTTCTCTAAACCAATTAAAACTATATTGACTAGCAAGTAGCAAAATGACTGCTAATGGATCAAACACCAAAACAATAACTATGATCACCCAGCGTACTGCTTTTTCCAAAAGATTTTGATCTGTTTGATCTCCATAAATTAAAGCAGCAATATATTTGATGGGTCCAACTTCAGCTTCAACTTTTCTCAGTTCACTAGCTATAGGTGCTCGTTCTTCATTTAGTTTAGCGATACGAGCCTGTGCATCAGCAATATCTTTTTGTAGAGCAGATCTCTCTTTGGCTTGATTACGTCTGATTTGAACTGCACGTTCTGCACCTTTTTCGTCATCGCTACGATTGAGTCTGGCATCAACCTGTGCATCCATCTGCTTTAATGCTGTGCGGGCAGTTTCAATATTATCTCGCTCTGTTTTTATCTTTTCATCTAGTAAGGCTACTTTGGCTGCAACATCGCCTGTAGGCACTGCTTGATCCAAATGTGCTTTTGATAGATAACCAAAGATACCCATAGAAGTAAGCAACATTAATGCAGTGATAGCTATTAACAAATAGGCTTTTAGGAATTTTGGTGCTCTGGTCCAGTTTTGTTTTAACCATACAGTGGCGGAAAGTTTACCTACTTCTAACACAACACCCATAATCATAATAGGTATAACAGCGGCTGCGAAAATTGCCATTAGGCCAGCAACGCTATAATAAATGGCAACGGCAGATATGGACAGGCCGCTGAGTAGTGCCAAATAGGCAATAAATTTGTCGCTTGTTTTATAGAGCATAAAAATTATTTATCGCTAAAATTCCAAGTATTACTACTGTTTTTATAACAAGCCCATTCTTCAAAGGTACGATGATCAGATCGTAGCATAACTGTACTAAAAAGACGTCGGCAAACTTCGCCGTTTTTTACAGTAGTTTGAATAACTTCAACAGTGCCCGATCTATATCCATCATCAGAGTACCATACAATATCTTCACCGTTATCTAAATTATTCAAAGCAAAATGAACTGCTTGCCTGTGCTTCTTAGTATCCTCTGCATTTAACCTACTGAAAATTTTTCTATAGGTATTGAATATAACAGCCCCAGTAGTAGTCGGTTGCACTTCATCTTGATAAATTGGTTTGTTCCAACTACCGGATTGTGCCAGACTAATTTGGGGTAATATGAATCCAAGTGCCATCAGGCTTCTGACAAGCATATGCTTCATTGATAATTATCCTTCCGTTAGGCAATTGAATACGTTGTGTATCATTAAAACATTTTTGAGAGATACCAACTTTTTTGATATTAAATTGTGCCACTGGATCATCGTTACAGGACACAACTGTTTCACTAGAAACGTTTTCGCCATTTCGAACTTTAATTTCTTGGCTAGTGTTACAGTATGGCTTGGCCATTTTTGGTGGGGTACTACTACACCCCACCAATCCAATAGCAATTATCGAAAGCAGGATTTTCATTATTGACCCTGTTGCGCTAGTCGATTGTAAGTATCCTCAGTCATTTTTAAACGAACAAACGTATGATATTGTCCATTTAACATATACTGATGGCGTTTGGCTTCAACTTGATTTTGAATCAATGTGTTGTTGGTTGAAGTTTCGATTTTGGTATGCGTACTTTTGCGTTCGTCGATAAATTCAACTTTGGTTAGAGAATTGACACGGCTACCAATACGTTTGGCAAAACTGTCTAAGGCAAATGCGTCTGCCTGAGCTTCGCTGGCTTGGGCGTGTTTACTCACACCCATACCACATGAATAAACATAACCTTCTCGAGACCAAAACCAGCCTTCCTTGCCACGCTGTTCGCATTCAGCGTACCATTTAGGTTGTGCGGGAGTTTTACGGACTTCAACTTCCTGCATTGAACTACATGCAGCCAAAGTTGCTACGATGGGGATAAGAATAAGTTTTTTCATTTACCTGCCTCCTTAATTGCGCCTGTTGTTACAGTGTGTGTAGTATCCACAACACGACCAAAAATGTCTTTAGTCACTGCAGGGTATAACACTGCCAAAGTTAAGATTATGCCTAAAATCATGCCTTTCATATTTGCCTTTCTTGATTAACGGTTACGAATCCATTCGCCTGCTTTGGATAAGTCTTGTCCTGCGCCACTCACTGCGCCTCCAAAAGTACCACATCCAACCAAACTTACACTAATCAAAATTGCTAGAACATATTTCATATGTACCTTTCTGTGTGTGAATTACGACAATATAAAGTATAACACCACCCGAAGGTGGTGTCAATGATTTTGGTTAATCAAAATTATTTGAAAAAGATTAACGCCATCATAACTGCTTGAATTACAAAACCAACACCAATTGTAACCAAATTTAGTACGTCCTTTTGAACTGCGGCTTTGACGAACATCAGTGTCAAACCTGACCAAACCAACAGTACCAAATCAACTCCGGGGAGTCTATCTGTGAGACCTGCCATTACTGCTAGTAAACTTGGGATTGTCGCGGCATGTAAAATTATGACAGCGAGCCAACCAAGAGTTTCTGCAGAAATATGGCTAAACTTTTCATTGACAAACGATTTTACTTGTTGAATATCAAATTCCAGCATACTTAGTGCCTTTCTCTTTGGGTTTATAAAAAATGTGATTACCAATTTGTCCAATTTTTTCTAATTGCCATCTCGGATTCACGTAGTTAGCATGATAATATAATGCATCTTTTAATACACTTAATTGAAAACCTTCTAAAAGAACCTTTTTGGCTACTTCATAGCTTTCTTTATAGGCAGCTTGATTAATGGGACGATTACGATGTGTACTGTCACAGTACCATGAAAATTGGCATACGACTTTTTCCATAATTACATTTTTTTGGTAAACGACACCGCAAACATCATTTCCAAAATTTCCAGCTTTAACACGGTTCATAACTACCTGTGCTACTGCTACCTTTCCTTCAAAAGGCTCATATCCTGCTTCTCTGTAGATGTTAATAGCGAGACAATCTAACTGCTTTTCTCTTGTTTTTATTGTAACAACATCATTACTGTAATACCCGTTTTTTTCTCTTAGAGAAGAAAATTTACTAGCAGTAATGGCCTGTACAAAAAATACCACTGCAATTAATCCCGCCATGTAAGCGAGTAGTCTTAAAGACTTTTCCATTCCATATCTCCTTTCATTTGGTGTTAAATCAAAACAATATTAAGTTCTTCATTAACATTACATTAAGGGAGTAAACTTTCACGAGGCTCTAAATGAAGAACCCTGGGTTCGTGTAGTTTGTCTCCATTGGACGCATGATCTCATAACTCATGTGCCTTTGGAGCCTTGACCGCCCGAATCTCACGGGTTTCCAATTGGCCAAGACTCGCGGATCCTTTTCTGCTTTTGACATACTTTGGATCTACTATCTCAGTTTCTTTGCGAAACGTATAATATATAGTTCATATCTAAAAAATCAATACTAAAATAGGCGATTATCGACGCATTTTGGCAATATCTTTCGCCTGTTCATTACTAAAAATTGGAACTGCATTGCTTTTATGCATAGTTCCAATACCTTTAATCATTGTACCTGTATAGACTTTATCAGGTGTTTTTAAACATGGACCGCCGGTAAATGGCAAACTATTAATCTTAGGTGTTTCTCTTCGATATGCACTAACTTTTGGTGGAATATAATTACCTGCAGTCATAGCACGTTTACGTTTTTTTTCTTCAGCTTCAACACCCCAACGTTTTTGAAGATTTTTCCAAGACTCTTCAAGTTCACGTGCCTTTCGTGCCGCTTCAGCGTTTCGAAATTTTTGTTTGCCTTTTTTCTTTCCAGTAGTGGAGAGCCAAGGACCTTCTAAGTGCATTGTCATATCCTTAGTATACGTTCACTAGTAGGATATGTCAAATTATTTGAGCTAGATAAGTTATGTTTTGAAGCTTTTGGAGACGGAATAAAGTAATTCTTCTAAGTCATAATACTTGTATTTTTCGCCCAATTCAAATTCAACATCGGGAGCTGTTTCCCAATCATTAATGCCCAAAAGTTCAAAGGCTTCTCGTTTGCTTATAGGCTCATTTCGCATATGACTGACCCAGACCACTGTCATCATCGCACAAATAAAAACTTTTTTGTCTTCGTATATACCGTATAGTTCACACCATTCTACTGTTTGTTTAAGATAATAATCAATATCTTCTACACGGTTTTCTAATTGACTTATCCAGTGTTGTGTATCTTCACGGGACCAATACTTTGTTGTCATACCCTAAAACTTTCACCACAGCCGCAACGATCACGTTCATTTGGATTTATAAAATCAAAACCTTCATTAAGGCCGGTTTTTACCCAATCCATCTTAACTCCATCTAAATATGCTAAACTTTTTGGATCTACGAATATGTGTATGTTATGACTAACAAAACTCATATCTTCAGATTTTGGTATATCAACATACTCAATGGCATAAGCAAGGCCTGAACAACCAGTAGTCTTTACTCCTAACCTTATTCCTAAACCCTTGCCCCTACGTTCTAAATTTTGTTTAACTTTAGATGCCGCAAGTTCAGTTAATGAGATCATGTTTTTCTCTATAATCCTTTATGGCTGCTTGAATTGCATCTTCTGCTAGGATAGAACAATGTATTTTAACCGGAGGGAGCGCAAGCTCTGTTGCAATCTCACTATTCTTAATTTGTCCTGCTTGGTCAAGTGTTTTGCCCTTAAGCCACTCAGTGACCAGTGAACTGCTCGCAATAGCACTTCCGCAACCATAAGTTTTAAACTTAGCGTCTTCAATAATACCATGGTCATTTACCTTAATTTGTAATTTCATTACGTCGCCGCAGGCCGGGGCTCCCACCATACCAGTACCAATGTTAGCATCAGTTTTATCAAAGCTACCAACGTTGCGAGGATTTTCGTAATGATCTATAACTTTGTCGCTATATGCCATTATTTCTTCCTTCTAACGTGACTGCCCTTTACCTGAACAGTCTTAGTTGTAGTCCCACCCTTGTACTTTTTAGTTACAGTACGAGTGTGGGGCTTTCGATTGTGTGGTTTAATAGATTTACGTGTAGTTGCCATAAAATTGTTCCCTCAAATGTGAACAATTATATTTATCGTTATTTTCCAGCAGATTCTTTACGAGCGTTTTTAACTGCTGTAACGTCGTTACGTACTTCTTTACAGAGTTTGGCTAACTCTTGTAAGTGCTTACGAACACGAGTACCGGCAGCGCCAACTTCTTTATCATAAAACTTTTCGAAGTCACCTTCCATTGCTTCTACGATTTTTTGAAAATCTACGATTCTGTTTGTTGTCATAATAAGTCTCCTTGTATTTTTTAATTATCTGAACCGACTATCAGTTCATAAATTTCTCTCCAGTTTTTTACTCTGGGTATTTTTGGATCTGTAAAATCCATGTTATGTCCGTGTTCCATCAGTAAAGGTTTAAGACCCATTTCTAATCCAACCTGACAATTTACAATTTTATCTTCAATCCACCAAAGGTCTTTACCTTCGTATTTTCTAAGTACATCATCTTTATCTGCACCAGTGTCTAAAAATATAAATTTTTCAAATGCAGTTTTTCCAAAAAGTTTTTGCAAATTCATTTTGCGTAACTCTTGTGCATTTTCATCTTTACTTAGACTTGTAATACAGTGAAAAATATAGCCATGTTCTTCATGTAATCTCTTAACATAAAACATGGCATCACGTAGTGGGGGGAGAAAGCCTATGGCAGCACTCTCATTGAATATTTTAATTAATTTTCGTCCTTGTTCTGGATCTATGCCGTATCGTTTTCCAATGTTGTATTTGAATTGTCCACCATCAACTTTGCTAAATCCATGAGTCTGGAGATAAACATCAAAAGCATACTCCCAATCCAATAAAACGCCATCTGCATCAGTCAAAATGATTTTTTTCTTCATGCTCTAAGCATAACGACATTTTTTTGAAAAGTCAACTTAATTGGCAAATACGTTTGGGGAGCCGGAAGTGATAGAACCTGCATCGGCAGAATCTCCAACTCTTCCGATGGCTTTGTTGTTCACAAATACATTACCGGACCCAACATTAACAACAGCAGTATGAGAGACTGAACAGCCACGACCAGTAAGTCTATGGACAACAGTTGGATCCCCCTGTCGTTCTATTCCTATGTTATTGGCAAAAACATTGGTAGACGGGCCAGTCAAAGTGGTTGTGCCATCACACCCGTGTCCTGTTGCAATTGAGTCTCCAATTCTTGCTACTGCTGGCATTATGCTAGTTTGATCCCTGTGGTTGCTTGGATAAACTGATCGGCAAAATTTTTGTCAGTTGCTTCTGATACAGCTACTACAGATTTGGATATTTTAACCTCCTTATCTGGATTGACTGTAAACAAATATGGCATCAGTGCAGGACCATTTGGGCCCATGCCTACTACCATTGGACGATGTATTTTATAAAACAACGGCCCATCTTCTATCAATTTACCAATTAATTCTTCACCGCTTGTAAGTTTGAAAGTGATTACTTCACCTTCTGATACGCCTTTATCAATTAACATTTTTATCCTTTTAAGTGCTGTCTAAGTTCTGTAAAACCGCCTATTAATTTATCGTCTAAAAAAATCTGTGGAACGGTCCTGGCTGTAGGTACTGCTTCTAGTAAATCTTCTCTAGTGTATCCCTCACCAATTTTACGTTCTTCAAATTCAATTCCTTTTTGTTTTAACAAGGCTTTAGCCTGGTCACAAAATGGACAATTATACTTACTCCAAACTATTGCTTTCATTTTATTCTCTTTCTTAAATGCTAGGAAGTTCGTCGTAGTCTAGTTCATCACTCATAACACCAATAACATAATTGGTTGATTCGCTTTCTTGCAACGCAGTTTGTTTCTTACTTGTGTCACTATGTTTATTAAACCAAGGGATAGGTGTAGTTTTAGGAGCATGTTCCCAATACTTAATACCAATCTGTTTAAGCGCATCAAACGCAGTAAAGTCAACAAAGTCTTTTAGAATGTTGGCGTTAAGACCAATCACAGGACCTAATTTAAACAAGTAATCTGCCCAACCCTTTTCTTCTGCAATAACATCTTTATAAATTTGAATGACTTCGTTTTGACACTCTTGTGCAATCTTAGCAAAACGAGGATCTTCCTTAACTACTTGGTTAATTATATAGGCTGTCCAGCCTTTATGCAATAGTTCATCTTGTAATATTAAACTAATAATGTTACCATTTCCAATAAAGATTTTATTTTCAACCATTGCTAATGATGTAGCAAATGAAACCATAAAGCGGAATGCTTCTAATGCATAGCTGGCATGTAAGGCCAGGTATATAGCTCTGATGTGTTCTTCTTCAGTAACCTTTTCGCCTAGCTCTTTACGACAATTAATTAAGTGTAGTCGGTCATAGTAACCGCCAACACTTGAGGCCATGTCCACAATTTCTTGTGTATCATGTATAGTATTAAACACCTCTTTAGGCACATTGTAGATATTGCGAATGATATGACTGTAACTGCGACTATGGATGTTTGTTTCAAAAAATGTCCAATTATAAACTAAAGATTCTAACTCAGGTAAACTAACTACAGGCGTAAAAATTTGACTTGGTCCACGACCTTGTAAACTATCTAAGGCTGTTTGACGTAGTAGGTTACTGGTAAAAATATGTTTAACTGCATCACTTGCATCTTTAAAATCATTTGCGTCTTTACTGAGACTTATTTCTTCAGGTACCCAATAAAAGCCACGTGCAGTAGTTTCAAAATCTACGATCTTTTTATATTTTACTTCTTCAAAACGTTGTATAGTAACAGGCCCAGCAGGGTCAAGAAACATTTTACGATTTAGATAGTCTGTCTTTGTTTTTAAATTATATTGTTGTTTACTCATTTATAGTTTCCTGATGCAAGTACAATCTTACAAATGTGTTCTAATCTTTCTATATGTTCATAGGCACGCCATGGACTGGTATCGATTGCAACAACTCCGTGCCCTTTGATGCCTACTATATCATAAGCAATATTTCCATCTCTATCTAATTTTAAATTCTTATGACACTGGTCTGCAAGCTCTTGACTAATTGGTGGTACGTCTCCAACATTGGGTGCTACCTTTGTATAACGATTAAGTTCTGGAAAGTCATTACTAATCTTACTTAAATCAATACCGGCATGCATGGCAGCAATACAATATGTAGGATGTACATGAACAACTACTCGAACTTCATTTGCATGTTGCCCCATTTCTTTTTGTAGTCCAAAGTGAAGTGGAATTTCTCCACTTGGTTTTAACCCATCACTAATAGTAGTGTAAGGTAATTCTTTCCAACCATATCGATCTGCTAATAACCCTGTACCAGTTTCATTCCATGTTAAGGGAGGCTTAATTAAAATCTTCTTAAACTGATCTGGTTGTAGAGTCTGCTTACGTACACCACTTGGTGTGATGTAGAAATGATCACGGTCGTGATGACGAATACTAACATTGCCATCACGGCTGGTAATCCAGTTACGCTTATAAGCGTCTACCATTATATCACATATAGTTTCTAACATTATAGTTTACATGCCTCGCAGTCTTCATCCTCAAATACAACTTCTTGTACTTTAAATTCAGTTTCTGGATGATGACCATTAGTTTTAATTTCTTCCTGTGCTTTAGACCCTTGCTTGTTTATTAAACTATAATAAAAAGTTTTGATTCCCCAGCTGTGTGCTTGCATCAAATTTTTAGCAATAAGTGTAGTAGGAACTTTGCGGCCTGGATAGTTTGCAGGATTGTAAAACGTATTTGTGCTAATTGATTGATCAACATAGGCTGCTAATACTGCCGCAGTCTTCAAATACCCGTCACAATCAGTTTGTTCCCACATCAATTGATATTTGTGTTTTAATCTATGGTATTCTGGAACAACCTGTGTAAATGATCCAGCTTTACTTTCTTTAGTTGAGATTAAACTCATTGGCATTTCTATTCCATTAGTACTATTAATAACAACACTACTAGACTCAACTGGAGCAATAGCCATAAGAGTAGCATTTCGTACACCATGTTGCTTCATCTCCTTACGTAAAGGTTCCCAGTCTAGCTCTGGTGTAAAATTTGCTAATTCATTTACACCATTAGAACGTAGTTCCCATGGGAATATTCCCTGTCCATATCTAGTCTTAGCACTGTCTTTACATGGGCCTCTTTCTTTAGCTAACTCTACTGTGGCTTCTGTTAGGTAGTATGCTTGATGCTCCATCCAAGATTTAACGTCTGCCAGTGCTTCTTTTTCACCATATTTGAATCCACGTTTAGCATGCCAGTAGGCTAAGTTAGTAACACCAATACCTAACGGTTGTATCTCATCGTTACTAAGTTTAGATTGTATTGATAAAAAGTCTTGGTAGTCCAATATATTGCAAAGGCTACGCTGAAGAATACGACAAGCGCGACGCATGTCTTCCGGATTACGGAAAGCACCCCAATTGATTGATCCCAACGTGCATAGAGCGATACGACCAGTATCGTCATCCAAACGTTTAAAGGGCTTAGTAGGTAGTAGAATTTCACAGCAAAGGTTACTCTGATAAATGGTGTGATACTCAGGATCAAATGGTCCTTGGTTCATCACATTGTCAATAAACACAAGATAGATACGTCCTGTATCTGTTCTTTCTTTTAATATACCGCTTTTGAATACTTCCTCTGCACTCATAGTTTTCTTGCGTAGACCAGATTGCTTTTCATATTTCACATATAGTTGTTCAAATAATTCTGTGTTGTTGTAGAAGGCTTCGTACAAATCAGGTACTTCGTTAGGATCAAAGAAAGTAATGTTTTCTTTGTTTTTAAAACGACGCCAAAAGAACGCTGATAATACAACTCCGTAGTCCATGTGTCTAACGCGAGTTTCTTCAGTTCCTTGATTGTTTTTGAGGACAATAAGATCGTCAAACTGGTGATGCCAAATAGGATAGAAAACTGTAGCAGATGCGTTTCTGATACCACCTTGTGAACAACTCCTTAAATCTCCAAACCACTTCTTTAGAAATGGGATCATTCCCGTGTGCATAATTTCACCGCCACGAATAGGTGATCCCAATGGACGTAGACGACCAATCTCTAAGCCAATGCCTGCTCGTTTGCTGGCATACTTGGCCATCATCTCACCAGAAGCAAATATGCTATCCAGATCGTCGTCACTGCGGATAAGAACACAACTAGAAAACTGTTTAGTAGGAGTCCCGAGCCCAGCCAGCACAGGTGTAGCAAGAGTAAACAAACCATCTGAAGCACAGTTGTAGTACTCTTTGATGTAACGCATACGGGCCGATCCAGGCTCTTCTTTATGGAATACAGTCGCGGCAGCAACCATATAACGAACTTGTGGTGTTTCATAAATTTCCTTTGTCGCACGATTGCGTACCAAGTACTTCTCAATCAATTGCTCAATGGCCGCATAAGAATACTCTTCATCTTTCTCATGTTCTAACATGTCATTCATTTTATTCCAGTCGTCTTCACTATACC